CCAAGATTGCAAACTATTACGTTGCAGCGTCTCGTCTAGGTACAGAGCTACTGCGTGGCGCAGACCAGTTGGGAACCTACGGCTTTTGTGCATTCCGTGTAGAACCTAACTTCAAGGAAAAAAGACCGCATATCCATGTTGAGAACTCCATGGGTGCGTATTACGACATGGACAGATTCGGTGAAGTAACTGTCTATTGCCGTTCGTACTACCGTAAAGCTGGAGACTTAGCAGCTAAGTTCCCAGAGTTAGCAGATAAGATTCTCAAGACCAGCGCATTCGGTCGTACCGATGAGAACGAACTACTTGAGGTAGTTCGCTGGACCGACAAGACCCGCACTGTTATGTTCATCCCAAGTCGCGGAGGTGCTGTTCTTGCCGAAACACCAAACAAGATTGGTCGAGTCCCAGTTTCGATTGCTCAGCGTCCTTCGCTTGACGGCGAAGTCCGCGGGTCATTCGACGACGTACTCCCAGTATATGCAGCGAAAGCACGTCTGGCTCTCCTTACTATGGAAGCAGTCCAGAAATCTGTTGAAGCTCCTCTTGCTTTGCCCACTGATGTTACTCAGCTTTCCGTGGGTCCTGATTCGGTCATCAGGTCGAACTCGCCAGAAAAGATTCGTCGAGTAAACCTAGACGTACCACAGTTTGCATTCGCTGAGAATAATGTTCTTGCAGATGAAATGAAGCTAGGAACCCGCTTCCCTCAAGCACGTGCAGGGCAAGCAGAAGGTTCTATCGTTACTGGTCAGGGTGTCAAGGCACTTATGGCTGGATTCGATTCCCAAATCAAAGTTATCCAATCCATTCTTGGCGAAGCAATCGGTGAAGCGCTTTCTATCGCATACGCTACCGACGAGGCTTACTTTGCTGACGTATCACGCGAAGTATCTGCCACCGCAAATGGAGTTCCATACAAACTAAAGTACAAGCCATCGGCTGATATCAACGGCAACTACGGAGTCACGGTTGAATACGGTCTGATGGCAGGTCTTGACCCTAACCGAGCACTGGTATGGGGTCTACAAGCACGAGGCGACAAGCTTATTTCACGTGGCATGCTCCGTCGCAACCTACCGATTTCGCTCAATGCTGGAGAAGAAGAGCGAGCAATCGACATCGAAGAGATGAGAGATAGCCTAAAGGCTTCCATCTCATCACTTGCTCAAGCGATACCCATGATGGTAACGCAAGGACAAGACCCGATGCAGATTGTTGAGAAGATGGCAACCGTTATTGACGAACGAAAGAAAGGCACACCGTTAGAAGATGCGGTAGCTAAAGCGTTCAAGCCAGAACCAGCAGAACAAGAAGCACCTGAAGCACCAGAGATGGAGCAACCAGAAGAGCCAATGGGTATGGGTGGCGAAATGCCACAGATGCCACAAGGCAGACCACCAATGCAAGAGTTATTGGCAGGTCTTACTGGTTCAGGCAATCCAGTACTCGCAGGTCGAGTAACTAGACAAATCCCAGCATAATAAGGAGAAACAATGTTCGGAAAGCAAGGAAAGGCAGCTAAGGCTCCAGTCCACCCAGGACACCAGGGCAAGAAGAATGGTGGCAAGGGTGTTGGTCTTGGCGGTGTAGCTAAGCCTGCATCCCTCAAGGGAATCAAGGGCAGCAAGAACAAGCTCAAGTAAGGATACTCATGGCGAAGAAACCAATCAAGTTTCGCCAGGCTAGAAAAGACGCGAAGGCAGCTGCCAAGAAAGCGTTTCCTGGCAAAGTAAAGGCTCGCCGACGCGACCCTAAAATCAAGGTATCTGCAGAAGACAGAAAAGTACTCAGCGAAGTAGCGAATGAGTCTCGTCGTGGTTACATTACTGACGACCGAGGTAATCGCGTCAACGTAAAGCCTGTAGAAACTGCACGTGAACGTATCGCTCGTGAAAATGCAGAGGCGATGCGTCAGTTCCGTGAACGTGTAGAAGCAGAAGACGGTCCAAAACAAGAAGAGCCAAAGAAGGCAGCTAAGAAAGCTGCTGTCAAAAAGGCTGCTGTCAAGAAAGCCGTCGTAAAGAAGGCTGCTGCTAAGCCAGCGGTCAAGAAAGCAGCTGCAAAGAAGGCTGCATTCAAACCTTCTAAGACATTCGGTCAAGTATCTAATGCAGTTGCTGAGGCAACCGCACCAACTGGCGAGAAGAAGATGACTCGCGCTGAGCGTTCTGCAGCTAATAAGGCTCGCTGGAAGAGCATGACACCAGCAGAGCGTAAGAACTGGAAGGCTTCTCAGGCAGGAACAACAACTGCAAAGAATGAAGCAGCTAAACCAGAAACCAAGAAGGCAGAAGTCAAGAAGCCTGCGGTGAAGAAAGCAGCAGCTCCAAAGCCAGCTGCAACACCTAAGCGTCCAACACTTGCACAACTCAAGCGTCAAGAAGCTAAAGGTCTTGAAGAAGCAAAGGCACGTGTAGAAGCACGTAAGGCTGGAGCTGGAGCAAAGCCACGAGGAATGAAGTCAGGCGAAAAGCCAGGACAACAGCCAGCTGCAAAAGCTAAGCCATCAGTCAAACCAGCTGCAGTTTCTAAAGGGTCAAAACTTTTACGTAAAGTAAAGGGTGCTGGCAAACTTGGCATTGTTGGAGCATTAGCTGCAGAAACTTATGGTTTAGCATCAGGCTCTACAGCAGACAATGTCCGCGAAATACAGCGTCTTGAAAATAAACTTGCCAGCCTAACTGGTAAGCGTGACAGCGCAGGAAAGACATTCGTCAAAGGAATGGGTCTTGAAGTTGGTCAACTTGCAAACCTATCAACTCTAGGTATTGTAGGTAAGAATCGTCGTCAACGTATGGACGAGCTCAATGCCCTTATCGCTAAAGAGCAAGCAAAGCAAGCCAAGGCACAAGCAAAGGCTAATGCCAAGCTTCGTTACGGACCAGGTGGAGAATCGCTTGTTCCAGGAACAGCAGCATACAAAGCTGGGTCGAAGACTCGACCAACTAAGGCTCAGGTCACTGCTAACTTCCAAGCTGCTAAAGGTGGTACTACTGGTGGTACTGGCACAGGCGGTGCTGGTTCAACCATCAAGGTAACCCCAGGTAGTTCATACACGGTCAAGAAGGGTGACACACTTTCAGCAATCGCTAAGAGCGCTGGTGTATCGCTTGCAGACCTTCGTGCTGCTAACAAGAAGTTCAAGACGAACCCTAAGTACAAGCAAGGCAGCATGATTTTCTCAGGAACTACGGTAAAGATTCCAAAGAAGAAGTAGGTAAATAAATGTCAATGATGCAGCCATCAGGTCCAGGTAAGTTCGCTAAGCGAACTGACCGTCAAGGCGCTAAGCAACTTCCCAATGCTGCTTACGGAGAACAAAAGGATTTCCAGAATATTCAAGCTGGCGCTCCTATGTCTCGTACAGCGCAAGCTCCTGCGCCCAGAAATCCGATGGCTGACATCATTCCATTGAATGCTCCAACACGTAGACCTGATGAACCAGTTACCGCTGGCGTAGATGCAGGTCCAGGTCCAGGTCGAGAAATCCTTGGAATCAAAACACCAACCGATGTAACACTACAAGACTTATCTAAGTTGTCGAAATATATGCCGTTGATGATGCAGTATGCAGATTCACCACAATCAACAGGAACCATGAAAGCTTTTGTTAGATACCTACGGAGTCAAACAGAATGAAGATACTCAAGAAGTTTGAGGAGAACCTCGAATACCTTGGGTTTGACATGGCTCCGTTGGCATGGGATATAGCCAAAATCCGCTTTGAGTCCGACGATGACCGATATGCAATGCTTGAGGAGTTGACGGCTAAAGAGGAGGAGGCACAACCCAATGTCAATGTTCAGCCAATGGGATGACCCTAACTCCTATATTGAGCAAGACCAACGCGCACCTCAGTCATCAAAGATAGACAAGTTCAAGAAGAATAACATTGATGATGGAACTAAGGTCGGTGGCGTAGAGGCTGCTGTTATTCCTAAAGTTGCAGAGAAGATTCAGTCTGCACAAAAAGGAAAGTTTGGATTTATTGTCAACCCCGCTATGCGAGCGCTTGAGTTCCTTGGCGAGAAGGTTGTACAACCAGTAACGCAGACCGTGTCTGCTGCACTTCTTACACCACAGGCTATGGCTGCTGGTAAAGGTGGGCTTACTCCAAGCTACCGTTATGCTAAGAAGCAAGCCGAAAAGATTTCGATGGGACAGGCTGCTGCCAGTGCCGTCGGTAAAGTCGTATCTCCAGTACTTGGTGGCGTAAGCCAAGCTACGTTCCTACAAGAAGACTTTGACGTATTCGACAAGAAGCAACGAGACAAAGCATTCCGTGATGAATGGGCAGGTATCGTTGTATCAGGTGCAACAGATTTAGCTCTTGCTGCATTCGGAACTAAAGGTGCTGGTGCTCTTGTTCGTGGCGGTGCTAAGAAGGTTGTTGGACCTAAGCGTATCGTCACAAGTGACGACATGGATACTTTCCGTCGTGAGGTTGATGACGCTGTAGCGCAATCGAACCTACCACCAGAGCAACAGGTCAAGACTGGTCTAACGGTTCTTATTGATGATGCGGTAAAAGAATCCAACCTAACCAAGTTGGCTGCTAACCCATTGGTATCTGAAACATCCAACCCATACCGTACGGCTACAATCTTGTCGCGGTTAGATAACCACCAAGACGTAGCGGATTACTTGCTCGCGGAACGCGGAGACGCTGTAGCTTTTCAGCGATTCTTTGAACGCCATCCGCTAGAAGCAGACCATATCGATAACTACGGTATCGACAACGCTTTGCCTATCTCTAACTTTGCTAACGTCAATCTTGATGAGCTTGCTCCTAACTTGGTGCAGCGATATCAAAGAATCATTGACGCTAAGAAAGCCGAAGACCCTAACTTTGCTCGTGCTCTCGATGACTTCATGGAGAAGGCACGAATGGGTGTCATTGAAAGCTACCGTCCAGGACGGTACGCAGCGCTTGAGTCAATCGGTCTAGCTAAAAAGAAACTGCAGACCCAAGCCGTATACGGCGACCTCAAGATGTTTGGTCAGGATGCTGACGGCGGTTGGCGTACACAAGTTTACCAGTCACGTCCGTACGACCGAGTCATCCGCGTTATTGCATGGACTGGGTCAGGTCGACCACAGGGATATATCAATATATCCAATCCACGTAAGTTTGAAGCTGCTAACGACTTGGTATCAGACCTCAACCGTCTGCAGTTCCTTCGTGGTGATGCAGGTGCTAAGTTCAAGCGCCAAGCAGTCGAGATGTTCCTTGATGCTCAAGATGATACCCAACGTGCTATTGCACTGGGTCGCATTGAAGAGATGGTCATGGGTCGCCTTGCTCGATTCTATGGAATCACGGATATGCAAGATATCCGAAGCGCACAGGATGCCGTCAAGCAAATCAAGCAATGGCATGTTCGCATGAACCAGAGCCGTGAAAGCATCAAAGACTTTGCCGTCAAGAATGGATTCATTCCAGAAGACGGAAGCATCAACGTACAGAACTTCCTATCTGTATCTAACGAAGCTCAGAATATTCCGATGCTTGACTTCCGCAGACTTGAGACTGAAGTCATCTTCAACGCTCGTCGCGTAGCTGGCAAAGGTGCAAAGGTTACCCAAGGTCAATATATAGGCGCTAAGATTTCAGAAGGAATGATGAATGTCGGTCAGTTCCTTGACTTAGCCAATATGGTCTTTAGCAACTTGAACTTGCTTCGACTTGCTTACATACCTAAGAACTCGATGGTTGACCCATTTGCTCGTGCAAGCATGGCGCTAGAGTCAATGGAGTTAGTCCGTAACGCTACGCCAGGAACCAGCAACCTTGTTCATAACACTGGGCTGATTGGCGAAAGACTCAAGAAGTGGGTTCCAGGTAGCCCTGCAGCAAATGCTAGAAAGCAAGCTAATCAGGCAAAGTTCCGTGTTGAAAAGTACCGAGCTGACCTTGAACCAAAGATTGCAGCATGGGAAAAAGCTCAAGCTAGGTACGATGAACTAGATACCCAGTTTGCCAAACTGACTGCTCAACGCGACAAAGCCAAAGCCAAGGCTATGAAAAGCAAAGACCCAGAAGTTCAAACAAAGTATTACGAACTTGAAGATGCGCTCAACGATATCGAGGTACAGCTAACTGCAGCATACGATGACATGGGTCGCTTGGGCGACCAAGTCAATGGTCTATCACAGCTAATCGAGCGTGAACGCGCTGATTGGGCTGAATGGGCTACGGAACAAGGCAGCCTTCGTCAGAAGAAACTACTTGGACAAGAAGCAGAAACTCTTGAGGTCGGTGGCAAGACGTACACGATTCAAGGGTTGGCTGACCCTAACGTCCGTGGTGCTAGTGCTT